TGTTATACGATGAGATACTTAAATGCTATGAAGGCGAAACCGAACTTCATGCAAACACATCTTTTGAATTTGGGTTAATGAATGAAACCTACTGGTGCCTATTCCGTGATCATGATTTATTGGAGTATGCAGCAAAATGAGTTACACTAAAAACGAAACCGCTCTTTTAAATTTCCAAAATGACATTAGTAAGTTATTTTATTATGTTGGGGAGGAGGATGATCAGATTCCTTTTAGCTCCTTAAGGAAGTTTGAAAAGTATTGTATCGCATTTATTAATGCAATCGAAGTTGAGGAAGACAGTTAAATATGTGTCACACACTTCCTCGCATTGGGTATAAAATCCCCTATAATAAAAGAGTAGAGAGCAGAGATAGTGAAGAGGGAGAAGCGGGTAGACCGAAAGGTAGTCCACCGATAGTTGCAACTTATTCCCACTCTTGAAAGCGGAGATCCGCCTCTGATTTAGTAGATCAGATGAAGTATCTCTACAATTCTTTTTTAATTTCCTGATTTTATGAACCCTTCAGAACAAACAAAGGCACTTCTTAATTCGCAAATCGATCTTAAGGAGTATTTTTTAGGTAAGGATCCAAGGAAGACATCATATTATAAAAGCGTAACCCGTAGAAAGTCCATCTTAAACGATTTTTAAGATGGCATTTTGCGATGTATGCGGGAACTTTGATGATGAACATATTGATGGTCAAATTGATATGTTCAAAAATGATCCAGATTATCAGCCCGATCTTTATTACTATTGGGACGCACCATTAGAAGAGATTTACTATTGGCGGGACAGCTTCCCGAATGTTGATTGTATGTGCGAAATCTGTTTCGACATTGCCAACAAAGAAAAGAAAATCATCTGGGCAGACCATTAGGACAATTATCAAAGTGTCCACTTTTTTCCCATTCCTCAGTGATTGGGATTATACTTAGAACATACAAACGTTATTCTTTTTTTAAAACTATGCGTAAGATTGAACAAGAGATGAACAGAGCGATCCGCTACAGACGCAACTTCTCAAAAGCAAACACTTCCGTGACTTGTTACAGAGAAGAGATTGAAATCAGACTTCATGGCAATCTAATTGGCACCGTTGATACAGCATCAAACCAGTTACGCATTTTTGATGGTGGTTGGCAGACAGTAACCACCAAATCCAGACTTAATGCACTTTGTGATGAGTTTGCACCTTGCATGGGTGTATTTCAAAAGAACTGGGATTGGTTCGTATCTGACAGACTAACAAATCAGGTGGTTCCTTTTATCTCTGGTATGGCAGTTTAATTACTGTCTACTCTTCGCCCCATTCGTGAGAGTGGGGCATTATAATTGTATTATACACATGGAGATCTTTTATGCCTAACTGGTGCTACAACAGAATCAATGTTTTTGGAAATGAGAATGAAGAGAAGTTGAAAGAAGTTCATGAAATATTTGCCACGGAAAGACCATTTAACGAAATATTCCCAATGCCAGATTGGAAGAATACACCAAACAGTAAAGGGGAGTTGCCAAAGTTGGAACAGATGAAAAATCCAGATGGTTCAATTTTGTGGGAAACTTATAACTTTCCAGATGGCAAAAATGATGATCGCTGGTATCATTGGTGCGTTGAAAATTGGGGAACAAAGTGGGAGCCAGATATGCACGGAAATGAAATGTCAGATTATGATAGTTTAGAAATTACATTTAATACTGCATGGTCGCCACCTGAAGGAGTCGTTGAAAAGTTGCGTGAAAAGTTCCCAGATGTTTCTTTTCAGTGTTTCTATGATGAACCAGGTTGTGAGATTGCAGGATACTATTAGGACAGTTTAATTACTGGCACATTATTTTCCCTATTTTCAAATAATAGGGATTATAATGGTATTATACACCAAAGGAGTTTCATGAGAACAGAACTTTCAAACAGAATCGCAAACAGAATCCTTGCAAGTGACAACTTTGAAAACGTTGCTTACGTTTGTTGTGATTGGGAGGAATTCGTATTTGAGGTAGCAGAGTGGGGAGTCGATCATATCGCACAGGTTGATTTTGATGATTTAGATAATGATGACGTGAAAGCACTTGATGAGTTTATTGCTTCTTTCGGTTGTTCCCCAGAGCAACCCCACCCCTGTTCCAAATACGCTGATCCAATCTTTGCTTAATGTCCTTTCTTTATTCGTTATTATTTTTGATTATGCCACTCACACACATTGAACACCCCGAAGATACGATCCTTACAGGGGATCTATCTTCTCTTGAGTGCATGGGCAGCAAAGGCAATCTATCAGCAAAAATTGATGGATCGCCCGCTGTCGTATGGGGAACCGATCCGAAAGATGGTCGTTTTTTCGTTGGCACCAAGTCTGTTTTTAACAAGCGTAATCCAAAGTTAATGAAGTCGTATGATGACATAGACGCAAATTATGAAGGTGCATTACATGAAATACTTACAGCGTGTTTCCGTTGGTTGCCTTCCAGAGATAAGACAATATATCAGGGGGATTTTATCGGTTTCGGTGGTACTCACACATGGACACCCAACACCTTAACTTATACTATCCCCACAGTGGCGAGTGAGCAGATCGTAATCGCACCGCATACAACATATTATGAGGGTGTTCCGTATCCACTACATAATAATCTATCGGATCGTAACGGGTTTGTCAAGTTCATTCGCCCAGAGGTTGAAGAGGGGGATCTATGTGAACTTCGTTCTCTGATCCAGTTTGCCCAGATATTCGCAAAGACAGTTGACTTTTTAAATGATGATAAAGAAGTCACAGCACTTAAGAAGGAATTAAATTCGTATATTCGTGAGGGTAAAGAGATCAGACCACAGGAGTTTGCGAATAGTCGCTTGGTGTTCTTATGGAAGTTAGTTTCATCACTGAAGGAAGATTATATGGACACTTGTAAGGTTGATGATGAGTTGCAGGTCACATTAAACGGATCATCTCATGAGGGCGAAGGGTTCGTTAAGTTCAATGAGTGGGGACATATCAAATTAGTGAGGAGGGGTTCGTTCAGTTATGCAAACTTTAATAACCCTCGGTTCGTTCGTTCGTGAATCAGCAGTTGCCCCCTTGATTGGGGGTTTATATATAATTCGCAAGGTACCATTAGTCTACAAAGTGTTACGAAACCGAGTTAAATCTAACCCTTGCATTTCAAAAATTTTTTCGCTACTATATAATTTCAAAAAGGTTGATAGTCATTATGAAAAAATTTTCTGGTAAAATTTTTAGCACCATAGAGATTGATCCAGTAAGCGACGAATACATCACTAAAATTCCCGAATCCATCATAAATGAAATGGAATGGTATGAGGACACTGAACTAGAGTGGACGTTTGACGGTGATGCACTAATTATCAAAGAAAAAGAAGATGACGACTAACACAGAAACAAAGTCTTATCACATATACATCGACGATAGATGTATTTTTAAAAATTTAAACGAAGAGGAATTTGAATTAATTTGGAATAAACTCTATACCTCTTATAATTCAGAGATTACATATTTGGAAGTTACTGATACGGATATTACACAAGAGCATTCTTATTGACATTGTATAGATAATGTTGTATGATATGAATGTAATTAAAAATCATTATGGCCAAAGGATTTACAGTTAAGGCAAAGACCCCAAAGAAATCACAAAAAGCCCCAGAGTGGGACTATGACAAAGCAAAAGAAATTATGAGAGGAAAGACAGTAGTATTCTGTCTACCTGGTAGAGGAGTTTCATATACATTTCTAAAGAGTTTTGTACAATTATGTTTTGATCTTGTACAGAACGGATCAAGTATACAAATATCACAAGATTATTCATCAATGGTAAATTTCGCCCGTTGTAAATGTCTGGGTGCAAACGTTCTTCGAGGACCTGATCAGTTACCTTGGGATGGTAAACTTAACTATGACTATCAGTTATGGATTGACTCTGATATTGTTTTTAACTCTGAAAAGTTCTATCAGATTGTATTAATGGAAAAAGATATCGCAGCAGGTTGGTATTGTACAGAAGATGGAAAGACTACATCAGTTGCACACTGGTTAGAGGAAGAAGACTTCCGTGCAAGTGGTGGTGTCATGAATCATGAAACAATTGAAAGTATCAGTAAGAGAAGAAAACCATTTACAGTAGACTATACAGGTTTCGGTTGGTTATTAATTAAGAAAGGAGTCTTTGAGCACAACGAAATGAAGTATCCGTGGTTCGCACCCAAGATGCAAGTATTTGAATCTGGCGAAGTACAGGATATGTGTGGCGAAGACGTATCTTTCTGTCTTGATGCCAAAGAAGCAGGATTTGAAATCTGGTGTGATCCTCGTGTACGTGTCGGGCATGAGAAGACCAGAGTGATTTAATGGATCGATATTACGTCACTATCGATGGAAGAGGTGGTTTCGATGACCTATCAGAGAGTCAATACTTTGAACTCATGAACGACTTGGCAATCGAATTCTACCGCACAGGTTTTCCAAGACCTGATCAAATACACACAGAAATTAAAAAAGAGAATTATGGCAACTAGATTTGCAATGACAGGTACGACCATTGAGTCAAAACCGAAAAAAACTCGTCAGGGTCGGGGAAAACACTCGAAATACTCGGCAACCTCCCGTAACTCGGCTCGTAAAAGATACAGAGGGCAGGGAAAATGAACTGTTGGCACTGCGGAACTCAATTGATATGGGGTGCCGACCACGATATGGAAGATATCAATGATGGAGAGGAGTCAGAATATGACTTCTTTTCTAATTTTACCTGTCCGAAGTGTCAGGCATATGTCGAAGTTTATCATCACGTTTAAATGGCTTGTTTAATTGCGAACCTACCTTCTTATGAGGTATGGGTAAGAAAAGAATATTTAACCGATCACAAGAGTGGTCATGGCGAATTTGTCAAAGGAGTCTGGGTATCAGCGAAAAGTATACCTGGTCGGGCATTTTATTTTGAGACTTATCTCCCAGATTATGCTGCAATGTTTGACAAACTGCCGATTTCAGCGTTTTGCTCGGATCCAGAGACACCAAAACCCGATATGACGCTTCATAATCTTCAATTTTGGAACTGTATGGACTACGGAGTGGTCGCAGTACAGAAACAATTCATCGGTTCGATGCACTATGAGGTCATGACAAGAGACTTTGGCACTCAAACAGGCACTTATATCTGCACTTTAGACAATTATCACCAAGATGTAGACGCAATTGACTACTCAAC